GTTTTAACTAACCTATCTCCATGGCCTACAACTCCATAATCATAGGAATCTATAGCAGTTATACTTTCATTCTGTAAATCTACTCCGGGTTCATCAAAGTCGTGTATTTCCGAAGTGTTCTCCAGAATGAAAGAATAATCTGCATCAATAATTTCAGCTAGCCTCAAAGTACCATTCTGAACCGTAGTATCTGAGTGACCCCCTAAAAACTGTATATCTTCAACACTACTATGTACAGCATTTAAAGACATCATAGTAGCTACATTTGATTTAGCCGCTACAGCATTTACAGATTCATTTCCTGAGGAGTCATATGCTTTTATTAAGTAAGAACCTGCTAATAGAGGTACCGTAGTAGTAGAGGAGCTACCCCCTATTTTTCCGCCAATATCAGTACTACCTGCCCAAATAGGGTTAACTATAGCATTATTATATCTAATTCTATAGTAGCCTCCATTAATTACATCTAAGTCAGAGTTACTTGTGGGTCTATCCCATGTAATAATAGCATTATTTCCCACGCCTACTAAATTTAAGCCCGTAACATCTGAAGGTAAGGTTTGCTTACCATTTAAAGTCTTTTGGAGGGTTACCCAACTAGAGAATTTACCTAGAGTATTTTCTACTTTTACTCTCACACTATAAGTACCTGCGGGGGTGCTATCTATCTCTACATAACTAGATTGTGTAGAACCCGCACTTAGCCAGTTAGATGTAGCATTTTTATACTCTATAACATAGTTTTTCTCATAAGGATAACGACTATTTCCATTGTAACTCGGGTAATCCCAACTAACTACCATCCTATTGTTTACAGACTTATTAGGGTTTAAATATAGTTCTTCTTGAATATCTAAATTATTAATAGAAGGTACAGAGTCTGAAGGACTAGGTAGTGAATTTATAGTTTTGTCTTGTAACGATACTCCTGATTCAATATAATTATATTTAGAACCATTGTACTCTAAAGCTGTTACGGTATACTCGTTCTTATGAGACTCTGCAATTGCTAAAACTCTAAAATCTTGAGTTTCAGTTATCCCGATCTCGTCGAGTACCCACAAGTGTTGTGTAGTGGGGACTACCGAAAAGGCTGAGGAAACTTCGATAGCTAGAACATTGGTACTATCTAGTATATTAGTAACATCTTTTGTTTCTACAGATGTATAATCCTGCCATTGACCACTAGCATTAACACAATCTTCCTGTGTAGTGTACGCACTACTGACTTCACTATTTAATATGCAAGTAGGGCTGGTTCTCATAATACTTAAGGTATAAGAATTTGTAGTATCAGTACTTAGAGGGTAATCTAAACATACTAAAGTATTACTGGTAGTTCCCGAAGCATTGGAGGCTGAAACTCTTCCTCCCATACGTTTTCCTGCGCGAGCGGGGTCTGCTATTTTTACTAAATCTCCTGGTCTTAAGGATGCCCCATCTAAGCCAGTTTTGAAACTTATAGTATCTGTTTCTAGTCTTTCAGAGTACAGAATCCATTTACCAATTCTGTGAGCTTGAGCTCTAGAAGTACACCCAAAGGCTATGACATCAGTCTGTCTAACACCCCACTTAGTAATACCGGAGCGGTCCTCTACATACTCTATATTTCTTCTATAAAAATCCTCTGGGTTATTCCAAGTAACTAATGCAGTAGTATGTCGAGCTTTCTTCGCTGTCCCTGAGTAAGTAAAATCACCCCCTATTACATTAGCCTCACTAAATAACATTATAGGGTCTTTAGGGGAATCTTGGACTGCTGTAAGCATTCCTTGACCCCAGTAGGTCATACCTCTAAACACTGAAGCCATATCCGTTATTATTTTTAGGGCTTCATTTTGGGTTTGAATATATAAGTTTAAAGCAAATCTCTTTTCTTTAGCTCCAAAGCCATCATCAACACCTAAAAAAGTTCCAGATGCGTCAACAGCATCACAGTATCTAGCTATTTGGTATAAAGCCCACTTATCAATATGAGTTTCCGGAATATAAGCTCCGAGACCATACCTTTCATCTGTCAATATATCATAATAACACCAAGCGGGGTTATTAGTCCAAGCAGTTTTGAAAGTACCATCCCAAGCGCCCGAGTATAAGTTAGTAACTCCTGTCTCTAAAGAATCTGTATTATTATAATTTGTAGGTACTCTTACTTTTAAACCTTTTATATCGTAAGCTCTATTAGGTATCCTAGAAAACTGTTTAGCGTCTATCTGAAGACCTACTAAAGCACTATTTGGGTACGTGAACTTATTATCAATAATTTGAGTATAGGACTGCCAGTACAGAGAGTTTTGTGTAGATAAATCTGCCGCATCGTCTGTAATTCGTTCTACTTTTATAGTCACTACTGTAAAAGAACCACTTAAGTTTATTCGATGTTGTCTCTCATACTTCTTAGTAGTTTTTCCTTCCATAGTAGATTTCACTCTTTCTACAAAACTACCACTATCGTACTTAATATACACTTTATAAGACACAGAACTTCCATGCATATCTCCAGTTTCTTTATTTTGTACAGTTAAAGAAGGAGTATATAAAGTTACAGAAACTGCATCTAAGTTAGGATTATTTATAGATCTAACTATGGGTCCGGGGGCGCCTTTCTTTAATTGAGTACCTACGGCAACTCCAGACTCAACGCTAGTAAAACCTCCTACATACGTTTGACTCTGTTGCCCCGTTCTTTGTTCCCAACTAACATCTTCGAAGTTATAAGAGTTATCACTATTCTGCAGTGCTGTTTCGTTTAAGTATATAGATTTAGCACCGTCTACCAAACCCTCAATTTCACCTTCGCATATTAAATCTAGTACTCTAGCGTTAGCTTTAGAAAATAAAGAATCTGGGTCCTCTTTAGCAGGCTGCCCGGCACCACCTCCTTTACCTCCCCCCTTACCCCCCATTACAGGTATATTATTGGAAGCTAGTTGGTATGCCTCTCCGGAATCCCCTCCGTTATGTACTCTTATACCGTTAGCTATAAAAGTTTTAAATTCTTTTACAGTAATATTATATACAGTACTACTAGTAGATACTTCTGCAATATCTTCAATAGGTAGTAGGGTACCTGAGTCACTAACTAAAGCGTCTTCCTTTGTTAAGTCTCCCACCCTCTGAAAAGTATTATCTTCTCTTAAGAACCAGTGGTTAAAAGTAGTATAAATTACCCCTAACCAATGTTTGATACGCACTACAGAGTGGTCTTCATGCTTGTGTGTAGAAGCGACTGTACTAGTATGTATAGTACCCTCTACAGAAAAACAAAATACTTCATCACCTACACTTAATTCTTCAATTTTCGTACTACCATAAGGAGTAGATACGAGAGTCCCTGCCGAGAAGCACCCTTTGGAGCCTCCAATAGCTCTTTCTCTAAGTAAGGGGCCCTCGGTATTCCATTCTTTTATATGTTTATAATCTTCGTTGTTCATGGTACATAGTCCTCTGAGTACACTCCAGCACTAATTACAGCACTTCCAATTGTTAATCTTCCATAGCATATAGGTACAGGAACACCTTGTCTACTAGTATTTATAGGACCATCAAAGTGGTAAGAAGGTAAGTTATCTGCATATTGGTATTCCCCTCGAGGCTTGGGCTGAGGCGCTAGAGCTTGAGATATACCTCCCAGCATCATAGAAACTCCAAGTTTTGCTATCATACCATTAGTTACCCCCATTCCTAGCCCTCCCGCGAAGGGCATACCCCAACCACTAATTCCTGAGACAGATATTGCTTCAAAAGATACTGCTTCAAAAGCGGCAAATTCTGCAGCAGAACCAGGTGCTATTGCACCCATTGCAGGCCAAGCTGCCCATATTAAAACCGCCCCTAATATTATTTTAAATGTGGAACTTTTTGAACCAGAAATTACTGGTACTATTTTAAATACTTGAGCACCTAAAGGATCCGTTAACTGTAACTCGTCAATAGACTTCTTGCCTACAAAGACTTGATAGCCTTTTAGGTCCTTTAATAAATACTCTCTGAAACCTCTTAAGTTTACATCTAAAGCTCTAATTGCTTCTGACGGATTACTTATATCTAACTTAAAAGACTTACCAAATTTCTCTCCCAATTCACCATATAGTTGTATAGATTTCATGGTACATAATCTTCAGAGAATACACCCGCACTAATTACCGCAGCACCTGCTATCATACGCCCATAACATACAGGGACCGGAAGCCCTTGTCTGGAGGTAGAAACAGGCCCATCAAAATAATAAGAAGGCGCATTATCTGCTGTAATAGTTTCTGGAGTCTTAGGCTGTGGCGCAAGCATTTGAGCAGCCCCTTGAAGGGCTAAACCTAAACCGAATTTAGCTACATCTCCATATGAGAAGCCTCCAAAAAGCCACTCAGTTCCACCAACTGTTTCGCCCCAAGCAGCTTCACCCCCTATTGCTGGTGCAAAATTCCAAGCACCCCAGATCATTAAAGCTCCAAAGATAAGTTTACCTAGTCCCCCTTTTTTTGATCCACCAACTACAGGGATTATTTTAATAGTGTTTCCGAAAGCGGGGTTACTTATTTGTGTTAAACTGTAATTATCTGAACCTACTCTTATTTCATAGTATTGATCTATATTAGCTAGGTACTTAATAAAAGATTTATTATTTGCAGAGATACCCCTAAGAGCTTCTGCAGGGGAGTATATATCTAAAAACCACTCTTTTCCGAACTCTTTTCCGAGTTCCCCATATAGTTGTATTTTTGTTAACATAGTGATTTGTGCCTTAAGTGGTACGTTGTATGCTTTCTCCAGTAACCCCCATAGATATCCCGAGAAGAAAGCCTATCCATAACGTGATGTATTATTAAACCATCACCCATATAAATAGCTGCGTGATTAGGAACAGAAGAAATTAACTGAATTAGGAAAGCATCGTGTTTACGAATATCTAAAGGGTTGTTTATAACTACGAAGCCTTGTTTAGCATAATTGTCTACATAAATATTTTGTCCTTTATCCCACCACTCATAGTCTCTAGGTATAAAGTCTAGTTCAATATCTAACTCTTCTTTATAGTAATCTTGTACTAAAGAATAACAATCTACTATACCGTGGTGGAACTCTCTACCCACTAAGGGCAGTTTGAAACCGTCAGGTTCGATACGTAATAGCTTATTTAAAGGCCAAGCCAGTATATACCAAGGCTTACCTGTTGCGTTACAACTTACTCTATCCGCTTGACTAGGTTTAGCTTCTACAAAAGGGTGACTATGTACAATAGCTATAATATCTCCTAAGTCTTCTGCATCGGCATAGTCCCTGGGGTCAATTATAAAATCTTCCTCGGGATTGTCTGCTATATTTTTACACGGTATGTAAACTTCCTTACCTTTTTTATTTATTAGTAGTCCACAGGCCTCTTTAGGCAGTGCTTCTTCGGCTTGTTCTCTTAATTTATCTAAGTTAATATCTAACATTATCCTACCTTGAGTCCTGCTCCGGGGAATCCTCCAAAAGGCATGGAACCCGATACCCCAAACCTTAATTCACAATCAGATACTCTCTTACCACAGGCATCCTGCTCTACGGTAGAGACTGAAGAACCATTTTCGTCATAGTAATCTGTGCCTGTGTACCCACACTCCGCATGTCTATATACCCATAAACAAGTATTGCGAATAATCTGTCTTTTAGGTAATTTAACTCCCTCTATGTCGAAGGAAGGGGCTAATTCAAATTCTACTAAGACTTTATTCTCAACGGACTTTCTATCTATATAGAATATATCATCCTCAAAAAAAGCTGTTGCATCTTCAGTACTGTTAGCATACCAAGTACCTGTACAGGTACCTGAGGTATATGGAGTCCACGTTCCTGAGTTTTCCAAGCATTCTGTTTTATCTTCATAGGAAGCATTTGAACAAGTACCACTTAAAGACTGCCCAGATATGACGCAGTAAGCATCTAGATACCTAGCGAAAGTTCTTTTTCTCAGTACTTTGCAACCTATTAAGTCTTCATAAGACTGTATATAATTTGTAAAAGAGTTATTAATATTAGCTACTTTAAAACTGGGGCGTGCAATAGCACCTCTACCTGCAAACTCAAAGCCTGTAACTTCTAAGGGAAAAGCTACGTACCTGTTACCCTGCCAAACTATATTCTCATATACCTCATTTGTACCTGCATGAAACCTTAAAGTTTCAGAGCCCCCTACACTAGTTAAGTCTAATTCGAATAATTCTACTATTACACCCGGTTCTAGAGAATGAAGCCTAGAGACTAAATCAGATTGTGACATATTTCTACTCCTATATTATAGCCCAAGTGTTCTTCAAAGTATTATAACTACTTGATTAAGTAATACTCTTTAATAAACATTTCACTACTTTAGATAATTAAATTAGAAAAACCTATTATACCAAAATATACCAGAAATGTCAAGGTATATTTTTCTAAGGCTCAAATACTTTAGTGAAGGTACAACTGATAGACTTAGTATTGTTTGCTACAAGAGATATATCCCACTTAGGACAGTAAACTCTAATACTGGAAGAGGAGTACGGAGGGGTCCAGTCAAACGCCTCCACACCCTTTCTGTCTTCCAAGAAACCTACTAAAATATCAGCCTCCGTTGAGTTTCTATTTATAAAACTTAAGCTCCAATTCTCTTCAATACTATTTATACCATCAACAGTTCTTTGTAGATACCCGTCACCAAACTGAGCTTTTAAAATCCTAGGTGTAGGATTTCTTTTAACCCCCTTAGTAGGGTTAAAAGTTACCACTGTATTAAAATTAGCCATTTATTACCTCGTATAGTTATTTAGCATGCCGCCATATCTCTGTTGATCTAACAGCTCTTGTCTTACTGCACCCGCTATCATATCTCCTAGTTTATCACCGAAGTCCTTCATTTGGGAAGTATCTTTACCTCCACCAGACTGAGCTACATTTACGTCTGCCTTACCATCTGAAGCCACATTAACAGAAACGTTAATAATAGGAGCACCCTTACCTAGCGCTTTTCCTCCTACAATAGTAACAGGAAGTGGTTTGTTTAATGGTATAACCGCTTCAGGACCTGCCTCGCCAATAATAGTGTTAGTAGGCTTCCCAACTATACCACCTTTAGCTAACATAGTGGGTTCTCTCCAGGAAGCAGGCACTCCACCAAGAGGAACCGTCTGTCCTGTTTGAAGTTGTGCAGATAAGCCCCCTTTATTATCCATAACGGTTGGAATAGACCTACCATCGGGCATAGGTACAATAGCTTCAGGGAACTTGCCTTCACCTACTACACCTAAAGTGGGTTTATTAACAGTTCCGCCATCTGCAAAGGCTTTAAAACCTCCAGGGAATACAGCCCCATTTGCTGCAAATAACGAGTCAAACATCCAATCCATAGTCTTATCAGCAGCTTTATTAGCTAGAGAGTTTATAATAACGTTACCCATAGCCATGGTGAAATTGGCAAAAGTTTGTTTAAGATCAAAATTACCTGTTTTGATTGCCGTACCTATACTTTGTGCTAACGATGCAGATCCGACATTAAATACCCCTTCCGCGGATACTCCCCAGTCTGTTAACGTTTTACCTAATGTAGAATTATTTATTTTATAAACTTTTGCTAAGTTATCTTTAGAAACAACATCAGCTTTCTGACCTTCCTCTAACCCTGTAACTACCGCTCCCCCTCTTTCACGGAAAGTGTTATCAAACTTATTATACCATATATCTAGCTCGTTTACGTGTTTGTTATTTAAGGTGTCTAATGATTTAAGATACGCAGCCGAAAGGTTACCTTTTTCTTCAAGCCACCCCTTCGCCGCCTCACTACCTTCCGGAGAGTTATCTATTATGTCTCTAATATTTCTAAAAGTATTATAGAGGTTACCTACCTGCTCTTCTATAACACCCTGTATATTCTCGTCATGAACGTATATAGAGCCTTTCTTAAGTCCCGCCTCTGCTAATTTATCTTGGCTAGATGCATCTGGAAGTAGTCCTCCCATATCTTTTGTAGTTATACCCATACTCGCATTAAACTTATCTTCATCGCAGGTCCAAATCTTATACTTCACGTACTCATAAGCTTGAATTATAGTACTATATATATCTTCTGCTAAATTATTAGGATCGTAGCTAGAAGTATCAGTAGATATTCTATCCTCTATACTACTCTTAGCAGTTTGTGCTAATTCAAGCATTTTTAAACCTACAGCATCTCCTATATCGGAAGCACTATTTATAGTACTAGTAGCTACTTCAGAAATTAAATTCGTAGCTTTAGGTATCCACACCTCTGTAGCGCTTACACCCTCACTTATCATTTCTTTCCAAGAGGTATCTTCCTCCTTAACTACTTTAGTTTCTTCTAGTAACTGGGAACTTGCTCTTGATATTCTAACTAGAGTTTCGGCTTTACTATCATCACCTTCGTTGAGTTTACCTAACTCCTCAAGTATTTTCTCTTGAAGAGAGGAATCATCCCGTTTTTTAGGTTTGTCAGAACTAAACCAATCAAATCCAAAGAATTCAGGTAAACCCGTGTTAGGGTTTATAGTGCCTGAACCTCCTAAAGATTTTAGTAATGCTTGTTCGTCTTTATTAATATGAGCTAACTCAGAATCTCCGTTACGTCCTAAGGAAGCTAAGCCCCCATTAGAGAAGCCTCCTGCGAAGTTTAATAGACTATCTAAGATACCCTGCTCCTTAGGCTTCTCCTTGAACATAGTAGGATTAAAGTTGTATAGTATCTTTTTCGTCTCTCCATTTAATATACTACCGTGTTTATCAAATAGTTCCTGGGCATCTGTTCTGTTACCTAAAGTCTTAAGCAGATGAGCCATATAAGCCTTCTGTCCCAACTTGTCTGTACTTAATAAACTAAAGTCCTGGTTCGCCTCTTGGGCCTGACTAATATAGGCTACTTGCTTCGCCCCTATATAGTCTATAGTACTTTTTGGACCAAATTTAGTACCTGCAAAGTTTCTTAGATTTTTAAAGATTCCAGCATTAGCTAGAGCTTCATCCAAGTCTCTGGAGTGCTTAATTATAGAATCTAGTTGATAAAATATTTTAGCAGTACTTGTATTAGCTAGTTCTGCCCCCGTATCATAATCCCTATGAGAGCCGCCATGTAACTTAAGTTTTGGAGTTGGGTTTTTATTAAAGGTTCTATTCTTTCCGGCTAACCACATCCAACCAGCTCCTGATGCGGCTAATCCATTTAAATGTGTATCCATAGCATGGGCTGCAATATCATTTATTATATTTGTGGCGTATATAATATTCCCACCCGTCGAATCAATATCTACCCTGTCTGTAGAGAAATTATCTAATCCATAATCCCAGGCCTCTTTCATATCCTTATTAATACTTCCATGTACTTTAAAGGTACTACTACCGTCTAAGTACTTAGCATACTTTGCAGGTATAGGAGTAGGTGTTTGAGCAGGTGTTTGAGCCCCTAAAGAACCCCCCTTTGCAAACCCAGGGAGCTTATCTTCATTAATAGCTTCAATTAGCGCTCGGTGCTTCCCAGTAGACGCTGCATTGATTACGTACTCACCATTAGAGAGCATTGCGGGGATTTTATCCTCTTTTGGACCACCAGGTCCTGTGATAGACCCGCCAGTTGCCCTATTAACTCCAGCCCAAGGGTTATAGGTAGGAGTATCTGGAGCTCCTGGAGTACGTGGATTATAATCCTGCCAAAAAGTTTGTAAAGCGCCAATTAAATCATCTAGTTTACCTACTAAAGTATCTGCTATAGTGGTTTTTAAATCTGTAATACTATTGGCTATAGCTAAAGAGTCTAGGTCTTTTAAAGAAGTGCCTAGTGTCTTCATGGCTTGTACACTTGCGGATAACTCTACAGTGTTATCAAGAACTGCATTTAAAGACTTCTCTGCTTGTGCTTTTGCAAGTTCTGCGCTGATTCGGGCTTCTTGTTCAGGGGTCTTACCTCCCTCATTAGCAAATCCTGCCATAATTTGGCTCTGTCCTAGTACCATTAGGTCTTGACCCTGCTGGATTAGTGAATCTCCTAAAGATCCCCACATAGTGTCTACTAAATCCGCAGCCCAGATAGTGCCGTGCTCTTCCCAGTTTTCCATAGCTTTTTGGTTAACAGTACGGAAAGAATCTACAGAAGCCTGTACCATAAATTCAGCAAAGGAAGACATGCTATCCTCCATTTCCTTAATAGTATAAAACCACTCATCTCTTACAGTTTTTGCCCATTCATTACCATTTTTCATGCGGCGTTTATGTGCAGCTTCCTGGTCCTCGTAGAAACTTTGCTGTAAGTCTCTTAGCTCTTCTTGCTTCTGATACTCTAAACCCATTAACTCTAGAGTTTTAATTCTATACTCCAAGTCATCTGAATTATACTGACCTCTCTCTTTTAGGAGTTTTGATCTATCTCTCTCACGACTCTGTTCTGCTGCTAAAAACTTAAGAGACCTGGCTTGTACCAAGTTTTCTTCTTTGAATAACTGGGACTTAGTGTCTCTTTGAGACTCTACTAAAGATAGGTATGCTTCAGTTGTACTTATCTGAGCATCGTACATTCTCTGTCTATTTTCCAGTACTTTATTTATACGATTCTCTTCCTGAAGGATCGCAACATCTAAGTTATAAATAGTACGCAGATGTACTGCCTCTTGTTGCCTTTCTTCAGCAGTTTTTTCAGATAAAGCTACACGTACCTTCTCAGCCTCATACACCTCGCGTAGGCGAGCAATTTGCTGTAGTTCTAATGTAGTATCTGCTTTAATTCTATTGCCAGAAGCATTGGCTTCTAGCTCTATTAAAGACTCCGTTCTACTTCGAAGTTCTTCTTGCTTATTAAGTGCTGCATCTACATATTCTATCTTACGAGTATTAATGGCCTGACGTCGTGCATCCTTAACTATTTCAGACTGGATATCTAAATACTTTTCTTGTAGGGTATTCTTGGCTGTTTGTAGCTCTACTTGGCGGTTATACTCTTCAGTAATATAACTAGTATCCCCTTTCTCTAGACTTAGATTAGTTTGATACTTAAGTTGTAAATTGTTTAGCTTCTCCTGGTGAGTCGCCTGCTGTACTAAGAGATTATTAGCTAGAACTTGCTCTATATTAATACTGGTTGCTAAACTCTCTATCTGAGTTCTTAAACCTAAAAGAGCTCGGTTTCCTTCTAACTCTTGATTTTTTAATTTTGTAAGAATCTTTAGGTTTTCTACATTTACATTCTGGTAACTTTCCCGTATCTTAAATATTTTTGTTTCTAAGCCCAGTATAGCAGCTTGTGTACTTCTTATCTTTTTAGCATCTTGCTTATCCTCATCTACAGAAGTTAAAGCTGCTAAAATAGCACGCCTATTTTCCAGCATTTGGTTGTGGTGCTCTAATTCCTTAGATACAGCAGTATTATGAGATGCTGCTGCTCCATTCAACAAACCAATTTCTTTCTTATTCCTTGCTAATCTTTTAGCTAATCTGGTTTGATTCGCTAAACTTAGTTCTATAGCTCTGGCATCTAATAGAGCTTTTAGATTGTAACCTTTCTGCTTTGCTAATAACTTATTAACCTCTGTTAGTGGTCCTTCTTGCCACTCTTCTTTATCAAAAGTTCTAGCTTTAGTACGTGGGTCCACTAAAGGGGCATTAAGCTTCTTACCCATCTCTATTAAGGTTTTGTATTGTTGCTCAGCATTTTTAAAAGCATTGGTACGTCCCAACCATCCATCTTCAGGTTTCACCTTTATAGCTTCTAAACTATTATTGAAGTTCTCCAGAGCTTCAATCATACCGTCAAATATAGAGACATTTTTAAAACCTTCTTCAAACGTTTTATACTCTTTATTAAACGCTTTTGAGGAATCTACAGCACCTCGGGTATTACCCGCAAGTAGCTTCTGGCTCTTCGAAACCTTCATTAAACCTGCAGAAGCTATTTCTGTCACTTTTCTAAGCTCACGCAGAGTAGCAGTTTCAGATTCAGTGATCTGTTTAACTCGCTCTTCTGTTAACCCCAAACTCTCCCACTCTAATCCACTAGTATGTAGTGATTCGCCTAAACTAACAAAGGCTTCTTGAGAGTCTTCTAACACGGAGCTCCCCATATTACCCCACATTTCATTTATACTCTTATCTAATTCAGAACTATTATCAATAAAGATACCTTGTTTAGCTGTAAACTCCTCAAAAGAGGCAGCTAAATTAGAGGTTCTATTAGCAGTATGTTCTGCTGCAAGTGCTACGGAGTTTAGAGACCCGTCTGATCTCTGTAAAGTTTGCATGTACGCCCGGTATTTTTGATTCGTATCTGTAAAAGTATTTTGTAGGGTTTTAAATGCATCATCTACCTCTGAAGCGTTTTGGGTAGATAGCCCTGTCATTTTTAGAAAAACGTCCCCCACTATCTGAAGAATACCCGCAACGGATATTAACTTCAAAGCTGTTGTTACTAAGGTGTTTAGTGCTGTGGTTAATGTACGAACTGCTAAAACTACAGAAGTAGATATTGTAGTGGCCCATCTCTTCCATATAGTTATTCCATGCATCTGCGTAGTGTGTAAAATATCCATCTGTTTATTTATATTTTTAACACCTCTAATAAAGGACTTGAATACTCCTGACCCTTTACTTATTTCACTATAGTAATCTTTTAATACAGAACCACTAGCTGACTTAGCAACTGCGCTGCTATATAGTTTTCTAGCCTTCCCTTTACTTATGTACCCAGCCTTTCTAGACGCTATTACGGACTGCTCTACTTCATCCGTATTAATAGACATTTGCTCTGCTTTACTCTTCCACTCCTTAGATAGGTTTCCTATACTAGGCACTACTTTATTACCTAAATAAGATATTAAAAGACCAAAAGAAGTCATCATAGCAATGGGGGATTTAGCCACTATATCTAATGCTGGAGATAGTATAGAATTAAAAGCTCCTCCCACATTTAAAGCCATATCTGTTACTTTAGAGGATAACACATCCCATTGGTTCGGGTCCATAGTATCATTTAAATGACCAAACTTATCTAAAGCCTGACCTGTAGCAAACTCCATAATAGCCATCTGCTTCTCAAATGTTGTCATAGAAGACACAGATTTATCATTAGACTCTGCCCAGGCTTCCTGCGCATCTTTAAGTCTTAGAATAATACCTAATTCATCCAGTAACTCTGGCTCAGCCTTTACTACACCACGTGTCATTCTATCTAAAGCGTCGGGCACATTACGTCCCAAAGCTAAAGCCGCTACTTTGGCGGCTTTACCCATTTTAATTATATCGTCGGAACCAAAACCTGCAGCAGAAGCTAAAGTAGCAGTATCTGCAGCTTCTTTATAAGTTACGGCCATATCTGTAGCCCTCTGGAGTTGTTTAGCTACAATACTTAAAGATAGTCCTGTAGTTTTTCCATACTCTGCCATACCTTTTTTCATCTGAACTAAGTTTGCTGCTTCTCTTAAGCCTCTAAAAGCTGCTCCAAGAGCAAATACTTTAGCGGCATAATCTGCGTACATAGCAACAAAGCCTCCCATACCCGAAGCCATTTTCCCAAAATCGCGACCAGCGGCTCCGGAAACGCCTGCTAAACCTTTCTCCCCTTTATTATACTTGCTGGTATTTCTAGAATTTCTATCCTGTTTAATCCCGGAGAGTGCGGCCTGACCTGCACTCCTTTTCTCCTCTACAGTTCTTCCAGAAGCTACCGCTGCCCTATATCTATTATGCTCTTTTTCGTTAAGACTTTCACCCCTAACTACTCTAAGTTCTCCAGCATGAATCTCCCCTCTAGAGGCTCTGGCTCTCTTCACTTCTTGCATAGTAGCTAGTCTAGCTTTAGAACCTTTTTTCATAGTACGACCAATAGTAGTAATCAGTCTCTCCAAATTCTTATTTAGAAGATTCATTTGAGCATTAGATCGTACAGCTATATCTTTCTGACTTTTAAAAACTCTAGCCATATCTGTAAACTGACTTTCAAACTTAGATTCGTGTGCACCGATGGCTTTAGTAGTACCTGCTTGCAACACACTACCTATTCCCGGAGACCTTGCAGAATCCTTATAGCTTCGGGAAGATTCTCTTGAGTCTCTACCTGTAAGTCTAGCATTTAAGCGTATTCCCTTTGCCTCAATCAGCTTAATCTGTTGCATAATTGAGTTTTTAAAATACTTCTTATCTATTACTGCTTTAATTTTAAGGGACTTAGATCCTCCAGCACCTAGACTAGCGAAAGCTCGTGATACACTTCTTTGGAATGAGGGTCTATCAACGGATAGCTTAACCTTACGGTTCTTCTTACCCGCTGCCTTATTTAATTCCTTTAAATCAGCTACAGTCTCTTTTAAACCTTTTGAGGTAACCTTAACTAATACTGTTTTTTTATTATCAGCCACTTTAAACTCCGGGAGGTACGCCTTTTTTCGCTTTCGCTTGGGCCTCGGCTACTTTCTTAGTAGCCTTCTGTTTTTTCTGCATTGCTTCAGATCTTCTTCCATCCATATAACGGATAAAGAATAATGCTAATGCTTTATCTTCTAATTTATATATATTGCACAGTTCAGAGAACCCTGCCCAATCCTTACCCATATATGTTCCAGACATCCCATCCCATTTATCTGCTAAAGTATTATAAAGGGTGAAGTACTCTTGGATTTCTAGGGGGAACTCCTCCATCTCTGGAGGTATCTCTTCCTCACTAGGTTTAGTTCCTAGTTGCTCATGAATAGCAAGGATCTTCTCTCTATCAAAATCCTGAGTGATAAATTTAAAGTATCTATCAATTAATTTAGTAACTTCAGCTACTTGGTCTTCGTAAAATTTTGTAGGTCACCTACAACATCTGCTACGAAGCTATCAAAATCTGGGGAATTTTTCATAAGGAGGTAAGCATTTTCAGTACTGTAGTCTAACTCCGCGTTAGTATCTACATCCTCTAGCTCTACTAACATGAAGTCCGCTAGATACTCATACTTAAAGCCAGACCAACCCTTTATGACTGCCTCTACATACAGTTGTAGAAATAAATCATCATCTACTTCTTCCATAGGTTGACGTGTTTTTCTGTCAAATTTAGTACTAGTAGATTTCTTACGAAGCTTCATTAGTTCATCTCGGCCTAAAAAGGTTAGTTTCAAAATGAAATCTTTATACCCCGGGTAGTCAATATCTACTGTTTTAGAGGGGGTCATTAAAGACTCAAGACTTGGTTTAACTGCTGCAACCGTATTCATATTTATATTCCTATATTAAAAATTTTCTGTATTACCTGATAATAATTCAGGGGTGTTTTAAGATTTTCTAACCACTAAGTCTTAGGGTTAAGGCATCTTTGCCTTTATTAAACTTTTTGCTCTCCAATGAGCGAAATTTGGTGAGACTAGTTAAGTAATTGGTTACCTAACAGGAGTTGCAACTCCTTTCATCTCTTAATAAAAAGGCGGCAACCACCTAGGCAGCCGCCTTTATTTAACGTACTACTTATTAAGCGTCTAGGTCTACACTAGTAGAACCTTTATACGTAATAGTAGCTTCATCTGCAGAAGAGAATGCGGTACTTTCAAGACCAGTAAACTCAATAGTTACAGAGACTACATCCGCTACGTCTACAGTAGGGATAGTAAAGTGTGCATGAGGAACACTAACGGACATATTAGGAGCTACTGCGCCACCAATATTCAAGGTCATTGTTCCATCAACAGTTGTATCTGGGTTGGCACTACTAACATCAGACATGAAGTCGTTTAGTAGTTCCTCTGAGTCTGATGCTCCTCCAGATGTTAGATAACAAGTTAATGAACCAGATACTGCACGAGTACCTGTGAAGTGTGATTGAGGTTGGTTAATTACTCCCAATTCTTCAGGGGTTAACCAGGTAATCCCATTATCAAAGGTAAGACTTCCACCTGTTACTGCTAAGCTATACTCTTTCGAACCATTAGCTGCAGTAGCAGTAGCTGTTGCACCACTACCTGCACCACCACTAATATTAATAGTTGGAGCGCTGGTATATCCAAAGCCTCCACTAGTTACAGTAATAGCAGTTACTACACCCCCAGCT